AGTCTACGTCTTACTTCACTCAGACAGTCTTTCTCAAGCCTACGGTTCAGTCTATGGAGTCTACAAAACTAGAAGCTTGGCAGAAAGTGCAATGAAAAACCTCGAAAGGAAGTACCCACAATATAAGTATTGGTACGAAATCCACGGAGTAGGCAAATGAGTAAGACAGCCATTGTATATACATGCGCGCACTCTGATCCCTCGGTTAGTAACGAGCGTTTCACTTGGTTGGGCGACCTTATTGAGGATGTCAAGCCCGACTATGTTATTGACCTAGGTGACGGTGCCGACATGCGGAGCCTTAATTCTTATGACACTCGTTACCCTCAAGCAATTATTAGCCAAAATTACGAGGCTGATATCAACTCGTATAATGATGCTATGTCTCGTATTTGGGATCGTTATCGCATCTCAAAGAGGAAGCGTCCCTTCCGTATCGGATTTGAAGGAAATCACGAAAACCGGATCAAGAAAGCTGTTGCACACGATCCGCGTCTTGAAGGCAATCGTTACGGCATCTCCTTCAGTCATCTCCAGACGGACCACTGGTTTGACGAGTATCACGAATACTCTAATTCCGCCCCCGCGCTCGTTGCTTATGACGATGTCCTCTACGGCCACTATGTTGCTACTGGGAATTACGGTAGTGCAATGGCAAACAAGCATCATGCTTGTGCTCTTGTTGAAAAAACAGCCTGTTCTACAACTGTTGGTCATAGTCACAAATTTCATCATTACCGTAAAGCTGATGCACGACCTCTACATCTTATGGGTCTCGTTGCGGGATGTTTTAAGGGAAAAGAAGAACCTTGGGCCGGTCAAGCCAACGGAGAGTGGACCTCAGGAGTGGCGATCAAGAAAGACCTAGAGAACGGTGTCTATGACCTTGAGTGGGTCAGTTACCGTCGCTTGCAGAGGGCTTACCAATGATCTACAGTGTGCGCCTGTTGGTAGCCATCGATCCTGATTCGTCTGTCATCCCCTCGGATGAAAACGAAGAATACCTTGTTGACTTGTTCCACGACTTGCTGTATGATCTCACTGACCTAGAACTAAAAGCTGTTGATATAGAAAGGACTGAAGATGTCTGAAGAAAACGAAGATACTTTCCGGGTTATCACCCCCACCGATGAAATCCTGCGGTATGCTGAGTCTGTCATCTTTGATGATAAGCTTGAAAGCTCCGACGAAATCTTGAACAAGACAATGGTCGGCATGTATGGCACTCTTGTTGTTCTCGGCATTGCCGGGTATGATGCCGATCAACTTAAGAAAACTGTCTCTGATGCTGTGGACACTGCTTACCCCATGATCGAAGAGGTTCGCACTCAGTTTCAAGCCATGATCAAAGGAAGGATCAACCGATGATCACCCGTGAAGACATTACTGCGATGAGCGGTTGGGAGTATTGGTATGAGGTTGGGGAAACTCTCTCCCCCAATCTCTACTCCGAGTTTGTCGAAAGCATGATGCTTACCAATGGCAAGGATCGTTTGATGGAGAACACCCTCGGCCTCGTAGGAGAGGCTGGGGAGGTCGCAGAGAAGGTCAAGAAGACTGTTCGCGGCGACAGGGAACTTGACCCGAAGGAGGTCTTGAAAGAGCTTGGGGATGTGCTGTTCTACGTCACCGGGATCGCCAACCATCTTGGTTACACCCTTGACGATGTTATCGACCAGAATGTTGGTAAGCTGGTAGATCGTAAGTCAAAAGGAAAAGTCAGGGGAGATGGCGACAACCGCTAGATTGTTCTTGACTTCCTGACCTAAATAGATATAACTTACCGTCTTTGACGGAGGACAACATGAACGACTACCAGAAATTTATCGCGATATCTCGCTATGCCCGGTGGGATGATTTTAACCAGCGTCGGGAGACTTGGGAAGAGACCGTTGACCGCTACATGGGTAATGTAGTGGCTCCCCATGTGGAGGATAACTACCAAGACCTCCGCAATGCCATCGTCAACCTCGACGTGATGCCCTCCATGCGGGCCATGATGACCGCAGGGGCTGCTCTTGAGCGTGACAACACCTCTGGCTACAACTGTAGCTACCTCCCCGTCGATGACCCTAAATCCTTTGACGAGGCCATGTTTATCCTCCTTTGTGGGACGGGTGTTGGCTTCTCTGTGGAGAGGCAGTATGTCAACAAACTCCCCGAAGTGCCGGAACAGCTTTTTGAATCTGATACAACGGTTGTGGTTAAGGATAGCAAGGAAGGGTGGGCGAAAGCATACCGACAACTCGTTGCGCTTCTCTATAGTGGCGAAATCCCCAAATGGGACACGTCGAAAGTACGTCCTGCTGGGTCCCGTCTTCGAACTTTCGGGGGCAGAGCAAGTGGGCCTAGACCTTTGGAAGAGCTTTTCCGGTTCACTATCGATGTGTTTAGAAATGCGAGTGGACGACGACTCAGTTCCATCGAATGTCACGACATTATGTGTAAAATTGGCGAGGTCGTCGTTGTCGGAGGAGTTCGAAGAAGTGCTATGATCTCTCTGTCCAATCTGTCCGACGAGCGCATGCGCCATGCCAAGTCCGGTCAGTGGTGGGAAGCTAACTCCCAACGGTCTCTCGCTAATAACTCCGTCTCGTATACCGAGAAGCCGGATATGGAGACCTTCATGCGGGAGTGGATGGCTCTTGTCGAAAGCAAGAGCGGCGAGCGTGGCATTTTCTCTCGCGTTGCAGCCAAGAAGCAAGCTGGTAAGAATGGTCGTCGTGAGACTGACTACGAGTTTGGGACCAACCCCTGTTCGGAGATCATCCTTCGTCCTTACCAGTTCTGCAACCTGACAGAGGTTGTGGTGCGGGCAGAGGATACTCTTGAGACCCTCAAGCGTAAGGTGGAGCTTGCTACCATCTTGGGCACCATCCAGTCTACCCTCACCCACTTCCCCTACCTTCGTAAGGTGTGGAAGAACAACACGGAGGAAGAGCGGCTGCTTGGTGTGTCCCTCACGGGCATCATGGATAACTCCATCCTCAATGGCACACGTGATTATGACATGATGCCGACCAACCCCATCCACGGTGGTAAAATGACCATCGCACAAATCCTTGAGGAGCTTCGCGATGTCGCTATCGACACTAATAGAGTTTGGGCTAGCCGCTTGGGCATTAACGTTTCTACTGCTATTACTTGCGTCAAGCCCTCGGGGACAGTTTCACAACTGGTTGATTCTGCTAGCGGCATTCACGCCCGCCATAGTGACTATTATATTCGCACTGTCCGTGGTGATAACAAAGACCCCATGACCCAGTTCATGAAGGACCAAGGTATCCTCAACGAGCCGGATGTGATGAAGCCGGATAGCACTACGGTGTTCAGCTTCCCTGTCAAGTCGCCGGAAGGGGCAGTCACCCGCAACGACCTGTCTGCCATTGGACAGCTTGAGTTGTGGCTGACCTACCAGCGTCACTGGTGTGAGCACAAGCCCTCCATCACGGTTACTGTTCGTGACTCCGAGTGGCTTGAGGTCGGGGCGTGGGTCTACAAGCACTTCGATGAGGTAAGTGGGATTTCTTTCTTGCCTCACTCTGACCACTCTTACCAGCAAGCGCCTTACCAAGAGGTTGGCAAAACTGATTACGAGGAACTTCTCTCCCTCATGCCGGGAGAGATCGATTGGTCAAAGCTCTCGGATTACGAGCGTGAAGACAACACAAAGGGAATGCAGACTTTCGCCTGCTCTGGCGATAGCTGCGAAATTGTGGACCTAAGTGCATGACAATTGAAGAGATCGGGAAGCGGTCCAAGCGGGCCAGCAAATACAAGAAGGCAGCGGAAGAAGGCGCATCCAAGGTAGTCAACTTACAGCCACTGAACGACAATCAGCGCCGATACATTAACGCACTTGAGGCTTACCCTCAGGTGATCGTTAGTGGACACAGTGGTACGGGAAAGACATACATCGCGGCGACAATCGCTTCGAACATGTATGCGACGGGACAGATCGACAAGATCATCATTACCCGTCCTAACATCTCGGTTGGCAAAGAACTTGGATTCTTCCCCGGCACTCTTGAAGAAAAGTTTGCCCCTTGGGCCGCTCCCGTGTTGGATGTTCTCACCGAGCATCTAGGTAAGGGCGTTGTGGATACAGGGATCAAGAACCGTAACATTGAGATGGCACCACTCTCAACCATGCGGGGACGATCCTTCCACAACGCTTTTATCATACTCGACGAAGCCCAAAACACAACCATCGCCGAGATGAAAATGTTCTTGACAAGGATCGGAAATGGGTGTACAGTTGTGATAAACGGGGACATTCGTCAGTCTGATCTGGTAGAAGATTCTGGCCTAGCTAAGGCAATCAGCTTGGCTGAAAGCAACAACATAGACGTCCCTGTTATTGAGTTTGGGATCAAGGATATTGTCCGTTCTGACCTGTGTAGAGAGTGGATCATCGCCTTTGAGACTGAACGTGACAACTGGAAAGACACCATCAAAGGATTTGCCGTATGACGGAACTTACATGGAAGAAGTACCATCAACCACTGGATGACTTGGAGCACAACTTGGGACTGCAAGAAAGATACATGGACGAATTGGCCCAAGCCAAAGGGGAATATCACCATTTTCAATCTCAACTCGACAACACCCCCGTCGAGCGACCGGACATGGTGAACCAACCACCTCACTACAACCAAGGCAACATTGAGTGCATTGACTACATCGAAGACTTCCTTACTGAGGATGAATACCGGGGCTACCTCCGTGGCAACATCGCCAAGTATCTTCATCGCTATCCCCTTAAGGGTGGTCTCCAAGACCTCAAGAAAGTCCAGTGGTATTTGCAGCGTTTGATTGATCTGGAGGATAGATAATGTTCACTCTTGTTTTTCTCATCTGCACGACAGACGGGTGTATGTCTCAATCCAACCCCACCACCTTTGCTGACAAAGACTATTGCCATGCGGTTGGTGTAGAGACTGCAACAAAGAGCAGAGAGATGGTTATCACCGGGGAAGCTCCACCCCACAACATCAACTTTCAGTGTGTAAGTTGGGGAGAACAAACGTGAAACTCTACTATAACCAAGGTTATGGGGCTTTTGTAGACGGTTTGTGGAAAGAGGGGAATCCCCACCACCCCGACAGCTACGAGTATCGTGAGTGGGAACGCGGCTTCAACTCCGCCTACTTTAAGAATTTGGAGTTCGTGAATGGCAGGAAGGCCAAGAAAAAAGCTCCTTCCCATTGAGGAAGAAGCTAAGAAGTTTATTGAGGAACAAAGAGCGCTTTCCCCGCCTCAAGTCTTGACTGCGAGACGTTATATAGCAGGCTGTGCCCTAGCAGGACTGCTGTCGCGTTCTCACAGTTACAGGTTGCAGGAGTTAAAGGAGGAAGCATATCGTATAGCAGACTTCATGCTAGACGACGACTGAGGCCCTTCGGGGCCTTTTCCTTTATTTAGGCAGGGGGTAAATCTCTTCCCAGTTCTTGATGAGGTACTGGAGAGTATCCAGTTGCTTTTCATTAAGTTCCGAGATGTCATCATAGCCAAGCTTCTTGAGAGCTTGTTGCAGTTCTGCCTTAGAAGACTGCCGCTGAATTTCTTCTATCTTTGAGAGACGAGGGTCATCCTCCCCCATCACACCACGACGAAGAAACTCCTTTGTCTTTTCTTTGGCGTTTGTCAACCTTTGTTCAATGATACTTTCTTTTTGTTCCGTCGTCATGTGAGTGAAGAAGTCGGGATACTCTTGGAGCATCTGGTTGATCTCGTAGTTAGCCACCTCTTCAAAGATAGCATCCAACCTATTCTTCATCTCAGGAGGTCCTTCAAAACCCCTGTCGGGAATAGCCTTCCAGTGTGCCCTACCAATAGAGGCAAGGGCTTTCTCAACCATGTTCGGCTCAGGAGAGCTACGAGCGCCCATGAGAATGCGCCCATAGTCAGGGGGAGAATCACCAGCACCCCTAGTTGGTCGTTCCCTTTGCGGTAGTTCATCTGCCGAGGGTTGACCAAAGAGCTTAGGGAAGTCGCTGATTACAGGAATTTGATCAACATAACGGAGAGAGGTGTTCAAGAACTCGGAACCCTGACGGCGATCCGGGTTAATCTGACCCTCTCCCGACATGATCCCTGCGATTTCATTGATGGGTTCAAGAGGTCGAGTGGCACCGGAGATGATCTTACCACCAAGACCAACCGTGGCATCAAACAAGAGTTGACCGGAAGAACCCACGTCGCCTTGGAAGATGTCCTCGAAAGCTTGCCAGACAACATCCATACCATCCCCAACCTCACGGAAAGCCTGACCAACAAAGAGTTGAGCAGCTTCAGCCCCAAGATCGTCCGGAATGGCCTTCTTGATATCTTCAGCAGTCAATTCGCTGATACTTTCAATACCCTTGTTCTTCATGTCAAGTCGAATGTGGCCCAAGATTTGGGCAAGCATCAGGCCATGAGACTTCGGCCAGTCATAGGATTCGTCCGACAGGGTGGGAGACTCTTCACCAAAGAGCCCGTCCCTGACTTGGTTCCAAGTAAGGCCCTGTTCAATTTTCTCCATAGCATTGTCGGAGAGCAGCCAGACCGCACCCCAACCAGCAATACCTTTTGCAAGAAGTTCAGAGAACTCTTCTTCAGCAGGGTCAACAGCAGCGCCCATCAGCTTGCCAGCGTAACTCTTCTTCACCAGTTGTCTTGCAGCGTTTATGCCCGTAAAGTCACCAGCAACAGCAATGGTAGTGTTGAAAAAACGACCGAAAGGAACAGCATAACCAAAAGTGGGACTGTTGGAGATTTGCTCAATCCATTTTGCAGTGCTTCTGGAAAAATTTTTCGCAGGGCCGCTAGACCAACTTTTTGAAGCCGTCTCCTTGAGTGTGCGATTGGTAGCCCTCTGGATAACAAGACTGAACTTGTTAGTCCCCATCTCCACAACAGCCTGATCACCAAACTCTTTCAAAAAATCTGTGTAGCCCATGCCATAAGTTCTGGCGATCTCTCTGTCGATTGCAGCGACAAAAGAGAGTTGCTTGGTGAGTTCGTCCTGAAGCTTAACCCCAGTCCAAGTCTGTGCTGCGTTGGTAAATGCTTCCGCAGCCCTGACACCAGTGTTACCAGTGTCCATGTGGAACCTTTCAGCAGCATCCAAGAAGCCAGCATCGCCAGACAGAGAGCGGGACAGAGCCTTGTTTGCATTCTCCATCTGCATGGTAGAAAGAAGAATGGTAGCTTCGTCCATCTGAGAGGTCGGGTTCAGAAGGTTGGCAAAGCGTCGAGTAGAAGACAGAAGAGTTGCTTTACCCTGCCGGAATTGACGCATACCAGCTTCCTTACCCCCAAGGAACATGGGGACAGAAGTTGCCATATCCATAGTCCCTTGGACAGCATCGGCAACACCGTTCATGACATACATGGTTCCCCAACCCTTCACGTTGGCACCAGTCGTACCAAAGTGAGAGGTCAAAAGCCTTTTCCAGACAGACTGCACATAGTGTCCAATCTCTGCTGCATGCTTGTCAGGATCAACGACATCACCCATAGCCCCCACACCATTCTTGGCGCGAGCAGCCATCTCTGCGGAGAGAGCAAGACCACCTTTTGAGCCATTGCCACCAAACCTTTTGGCAAGAGCAGCAATGTCAGCGAGGCCAACACCCAGCAAACTGTTCCTAGCCTTATACACAGAAGCAACTTCACTTACCAAGTCACCCTGCATATTGAAGCCAAGGCTCTTCCCAGTAGCATCTTCGAAGTCAGTCACAGCCTTGCGAATGGTGCTGTCATCCAACCAAGAGAGAATGTCCCCCATCCAGTTAGACATGTTGTCGTCAGAAAACCGGCTCGTATACACAAAACCAGATTTATCCAGAACATCTGCAATACCACCTTCAAAAGTGCCGTCTGCATTTTTTACGCCAAAAATCATGGTGCGATAAAAATCGTTGTAGCGCTGAAGAAGAGTATCCTCAATGCCCGCCTCATCCATCACATCCTTGGCAGTAAGCTTGGCAGTTTCCCAAGTCTGGAAGGGGTGCTCCTTAAACCTCTTGAAGGCGTCACTCACAGAATCACCAAGCACCTTGGAATCAACCTTCTCTTTCACAGCAGCTTCAAGGTAAGCTTTGTTCTTACCATAAGCCGCTTTCATGATCCCTTCGTAGTTTTGAACAGCTTTCTCAAGACCGGGAATTTTCTTAAGCATTGCTTGAGAAGCCTTACCTCCAGCAATAAGGGAGGGAAGAACAACAACACCGAGACCGTTCAATGCAGTCTGACCAACGCTGAAGTTCTCCTGAGAACCAACATCCTGTTTTGCAATTTGGTAAAGAACGTCAGAGCCAACTGCCGCAACAGCATCAGCAGCACCGTAAACCACAGCGTCCTTGGCAAGTTCTTTGAAGCCATTGGCGGCAGCATGTTGTGCAATAGCTTCTGCACTTTCCTTGGCAGCTACATGGGCAGCAAAAGGAACTGCTTTCGTGGCAACCTGTTGAGAGGCTTTCACAGCCGCAGCAGCAGCCTTCGCACCACCAGCGGTGTATGCCCTACCAACACCAAAAGAAACCAGAGTGGAGGGGTCCCACACTGCATTCTTGAGGTAGTCCCAAGTTCCATCAACCTTTTCCCAGAAGCCATCTCCCCGAGTGTAGAGGTTACCCATGCTGTCGAAAAGGTCATAACCATCCTTGAGAACATTCTTGGTTCTCTCGTCAGCTTTCTGGACGTAGCCAAACTCATTCAACGTAGTAACAGTTTGACCAGCAGCAAAAGACCTTTGGTAATTTTGCCACATGTCAAGTGCCTCTTCGTCTGAAAGAGTATCTGCATAGTTAGCAGTTGCACCACCACCAGCCCAAGTAGCAAGACCAGCCATAAGATTTCGGTCAGAGAAGCGAGTGCGAAGGTTCTCCCTGACTGCCGTCATCAGATACTTGTCATTGAGAATGTCTTCCTCGTTAAGACCTTTGTCTCCGTAGACCTCTGCGACATAGTCTCTGATCCCACCAACCTCTGGGGTGGCAGCTTTCATGGTAGAAAAACGGTTTGTGACAGGCTCAACAACCGGCTCTTGAACCGACGGAGGTTGAGCAATCATGTTTGCGAAACGATTTTCCATTATTGGATGTACCTCAGGTGTGCTCCGGGTCCAAAGATTTCGTCAAACTCTGCTATGATAGCCTGACGTTCTTCGGGAGAAGCCCCCTCCGTTCCAGCCTTAAGCATTTCAATAGCTTCTTGAGTCGGCATGGCAGGGGGTTGAGCAGTTTGCTCAAGATCGTCCCCGGCATAGGTTTCAGTTTCAGGAATAGCAGAGGTTGCATCGGGGACACTTCCGGTAGCAGTCTGCGAAGGCTCAAGGCTAATCTCGGTGGGGTTCAGGAGATTGTCGATAGCCCAGCCGTAATAACCCTCTGCATACTGCGGGTTGTGTTCAAACCATTTGTCGATAAACTCCCTGCCAAAGTTCTCATCCCTTTTCGTTAGCACTTCAATAGCACCGTAGAAGCTGCCATTTTTAAGGCTTTCAAGGGCATTATCAATAGCTTGAGAGTCTTCAAGACTTACGTTAAGCCCTGCTTCTCCGCCAGCCCTGACGGCTTCAAGGGCCTCGTTTTGCCGCTGAAGCAAGTAATCTTGAAGGTCTTCCTTGAGAAGATCGCGCATGCTGGCCTGCTCTTGAATAGAAAGAGGCTTCTGGAACTGGTAGGTGAACGAAGTCTCCCTCTGGACTCCGCTAGGAGTGAGTGCAGTAAGGAAAGACTGGCCCTCGGGGCTGAAGTCATCAAACGTCATACCCTTTGGCAGATGAGGCGTCCAGTCATAAGGTCCAACTTCATAAACAGTATGAATGGCGGAATCAAGAAATTGCGTAAGACCTTCGTTGGTCAAACCCTCTACTTCGCTAAGGGTGTCTACAGCTTTCCTAAGGGCTTCTTGACCACCACCGATCTCAAGCTCCCTGACTTGCTCTTCGGATGCGCCATAACCCATGAGAACCTTGGACAGGTGAGCAGCAGAGAAACGCTCATCGCTGCTTGAGCCACCACCAGAACCCCCGGAAGAACCAAGACCCCTGCCACTTGCTTTGATAAGATCAGGTGCGAGAGAAAGAAAAGTAGTTTCCCTCTTCATCTTCATCTCTTCTTCAAACATCCTACGCTTTTCTTGCCGATCCATCTCGGCATGCCACCCTTGGGCAAAACCTCTCCAAAAACCGGGCATCAGAAGTCCTCCTTAGCCATAAGTCCACGAGGCTTCTGCATAGGAGCTTCCTGTTCCTCGTCAATCTCTTCCAAAAACTCTTCAGTGAAAGAGTCGTCTTGTTCTCCTAAGAAAAGCTTCCGTTTTTGCTTTCCTCTTTCCTCTTTCATCATCTTCTTGTTGCGCGCTTTGATCTTGAGGCTCTTGACCATTCGCTCTTCTTCGGCATCCCGTTCCGGGTCCTCAAAGCCTTCGTCATATTCAACACCAAGGTCGTCAGCCATACCTTTGATCGCCTCATGGATGGCAGGAGCAACAAGCAAGCTCACATCAATCGTATGAAGCCCTTCCGAGACACCCACACGAAGAAGACCCTCAGTCAAACCCTTGATGCTCATCCCAAGCTCCAGAGCATCCATCATGCGTCGCATGACTTTCGGTTCCATGATCTTGTCGATATAGAACATGAGTGCATCTTCCGGGTCCACGAACTCGGGGGGACGTTCCCAAGCAAACTTCTTGGGTTCCCTCGTAAGGGATTCTCCGGGGATTGGTCCGTCAAAGGGTCTATTTAGCATTGTTATCTCCTTAGCTCATATGGATTCGCATGTAGTCAGTCAAAGTCCTGTGACCATCACTGGGGTTATACCTGCCGTTGCTTGCGAGATGTTCTTTAAGGCCGGTCTGACCACCAAGGTGAGCAGCAGCAATCATACCGCCCATAGTAACCCTAACACCATTGATCGTCTTTCCAATGTATCGGTCAAGCTTGTTACGTTTGATGAAGTTCTCGATATCCTTGAAATGCCAGTTCTCGGCAGCAATTTGGATATCCTTGTTTTCCGGTTTTGCAAACTCTTCAATCGGCATATCTTTGGGGACAGCCCCCGCTGCTTGAGCTTCGGAATACCGACCACGACTGAACTGAACCCTACCAAAGTGCCCCTTGCCACCGGAACCTTCGGCATCGTTGGTTGCATCCCAATGTCCACGGCTTTCTTCGTGAACAAGAGAGGCAGGGGCCAGAGAACCTGTTCCAGTGGAAGTTGGCTCGACAGAAGCTGTCGGACGTTCCATAAGGCCCCTAGTCTGTTCTGCATCTTGCGCAAACTGCTGGGGGATTCTGCCTGCACGGGCATTGTTCCAAGCCTCCCATAGCCAGTCAGCAGGGCGACCAGTGCCACCTTTACCCCACACGGCGGGGTTACCATAGCCAAGGTGAACGCTCTTTGTTCCCATGTATTCAGCGTGAGCACCCCAACCTTGGACACCGTTCTGGTAACCACGGTAGAAGATTTCTTGAAAGATGCGCTTGTTTTCCGGCTTACTCCAGTCAAGAACCTTGCCAGTTCTCATATCCACGAAGTAGGCGTCGGCAGCATTACCATCGTCGTGACGAGTGCTACCAGTGCGACGATTCCCGTGACCTTTGGCATCCTGACCACCAGAGTAAACAACCATCTGAATACCCATATCTTGAAGAAAAGACATATCTTCAAGAAGCGCAGAGCTTACGGGTTTATTACGAATGGTGTTATCACCAAATTGGTATTTCACAAAGTCAAAGTTCTTCACGGTTCCGCCCCCTTCTACATGTTGACTAAAGTCTTGACGCATTCTCTCCTGCCTTTCGGCTTCGATGTCGTCTGGTGTCTGTTCTCCGTTGTCAGCCCGATTTTGACGGGTGTTGATTTGAGGACCAAACATAGCCATTGTTTCCCCCAAGAAAGTGGGGTAGTTATCCCCTTCTACATCAACACTCCCGGTGGGCTTATCTGCTTCAATCGTACCTGTATCATCGGTATTCATCATTTTGCTGAAGGCTTCCGAGAAACCTCCAAGAAAGCCTCCACCACCCCCGCCGGGGAGTTCCGTGGTGTCTTTCTTTTCCTTTTTAGTCGGTCGCCTAACAATCCCAGCAGACTCCCTCCTTGACTGGGCGGAAGCCCGGTGACCTTGATAAGTCCCGTTACGGATCATGTCCGCAACTTTACTTGCCTGCATGTAGAAGTCTTGATAGCTCATTAGAAGATACCGCCAAAAATCCCTGCTGCAATGCTTCCGATAACAGAACCCATCCCAGCGTTGTCCTCTGCGTCAAGTTCCATTCTTGCGATCTCTCTGCTCATGTCAGCGGTGATCAGAGACACCCGACGATCCTGTGCGTTTTCCGCAGAGGTAAAGGCATAGGACATCAGGTCTCGTTCAGTCTGCCACAGGTAGTCAAGACCAGCAGCAGTGAGACCAGTAGCAAGCTGAGCAGCCTGCATGTTACTTTCATGCTGCGCTTGGAACTCGGTAAGAGCAATTGTCTGACGCCACTGGGCATTAGCTTGGGCAATAATCAAAGAGTTCTGTGCATTGAATTGCTCTCGCTGGGCCTGAAGCTGAGCATTGAATTGGGCAGCTTGGTTAGACTGAGCGGCGTTAAACTGCATCTGCTGGTTGGCTTCACCAACGTTGAACATGTTGATCCGGTTGGTTTCACCGGCATTGAACATGTTGACTTGGTTAGCCTGAGCAGCATTGAATTGAGCCTGAGCATTCCGTTCCGCCACGTTGAACATTGCAACTTGGTTAGCCTGTCCAGCGTTGAACATGTCAACTTGGTTGCGCTGGGCTGCGTTGAACTGGCGCATGCTGTTAATTTGGTCAGCGTTGAAGCGAGCAATGCTTTCTTGAAGACCGGCGAAGAACTGGTTCGTCTGGTTCTCAGAGGCAGCATTGAACTGAGCAGCGGCGTTACGAGCAGCCTGATCCGACAGGAGTGCGTTGGCCCTCAACTGGGTGTTGAAAATAAGGGACTGCTGTTCGTTGGCGAGGTTTTGTAGTTCGAACTGAGCATGAACACGAGCATCCTCGACAGCAATAGGAAGAGCAGCTTCCATAGCGGCTTGCACAATGGCTTGGCCAGCCATAGAGCTTGCACCAAGTCCACGCTGCTTCATTGCAGCCATAGCCTCACGCATGGCACCCTGTGCCCACGGAGGAGTCCCCTGCTCAAAGTCCTGCATCAACTCAGAAAGCTGACCTTGCACCGTGGCACGGGCTGAAGGATCGGCAGTAGCAAAGTTGCTACCATACATGTTGATCAGGTCATCCATAGCCCCGGAGACTTCAGATGCTTGGTAGGTAGCAGCAGGGATGTAATCTGGGGCTTGAGCCGTGACAGCTTCACCGGCAGAGGTATATCCAGCCGTAGTCGTACCGGCTTGTGCAGCAGGACCAGCAGTAGTAAGACCAGCTTGCGCAGCCCCACCCACTTGGGCAAGACCAGCAGACGTGACACCAGCTTGGGGTGCAGCACCCGCCTGACCAGTTCCCGCAGCAATCAGTCCGTTGTTAACCCCATCAGCACTGAAGCTGGGAGCCGTGGCAGAGGTGACAAGGGAGGCAGGGTCCATAATGGCCTGACCGGCAGCCTCACCACCGGAGGGCATGACACCCACGTTGAAGTTCTGTTGTGCGACAGCCAAGGCTTGCTCGGCATCAGCCAAGCGACTCTGTCTTGTGGTGCTGTTGGGGGCCTCGGCCAACTGCTGAAGTCGCAGGGCGTAAAGGGCCTGTGCATCATTCAGTTCCGCAGTCAACGCTTCGGGAGAAACAGAAGCTTGAGTGGAAGCACTCATCTCGCTGAACGGGGTAAAGGTTGTTCCACTTGAGGTAGTGCTTGTAGTAGACGTGGGGGTCGTGACATTCGTTGGGGAAGTCACGTTGGTGGTGTTTAGAGAGTCTAGCTGACTCTGCAAGCTGGCAAGCGTAGCCTCGTACTGAGGAAGAATAGTGGACCTTTGCCCAGCATTCATCCAGCTAGAGTTATCAATATAACTCTGGTACTGGTCGATCTGTGCCTGTAGTTCTGCTGCAGTAGGCATTAGTTACCCTCCATCTTTGCTCGGACAACTGCTTCCTTTGCAGCCTCTTCCGGGTTGGGGAAGCCGGCGGCAGTAAACAGTTTAATCAAAAGAGGCTCATCCTCTTTGATATGTGTAGTCAACTCCCAGTCCTCCCGTTCTTCTTGAGTTGCGGTATTAGCAAAGTAGTTTTTTGCAAATCCCCATGCGTTTTGTCCTTGGTAATTACGAGTCCTTAGAAACTTGACAAACTGTTTCTTGGCGACAACAGCGGGTTGAGGAGGAAGAGGCTCAGGAAAAAGACGCTTACGAATTGTCCCCTTGGCACCAATAGCAACACCTCTTTTCTGCTTGACCGAGTTTACCCAAGTCCAGATAGGGGCGTAGGTTTCAACGAGGGTGTTGAAATCTTCATCCTCCAAAGGGCGGTGTGTAGACACAAGGACATCTTCAAACCCCTCGCTCTTGTAGCGAATGAGCATAGACTCTTCGGTTACTTCCTCCACCTCGTAGGTGTATTCAATCTCTTCCATTCAAGTTTTCCTTAAACTATTGGTCCGGTTCTCGTACCGGTGCTAAGCCAAGTGATGTTAGCGTTCCCGTTTACGGCCTGACCAGCAGCACCACCTGCACCACCCGAAGTCTGCCCGGCGGGACCATCTGCTGGTCTGCCCGCAGTACCTGCTGCACCATAGGTGCCACCCCCTCGGCCACCGCCACCATCTGCGTAGAAAACGTCCCCACCAGAACCACCACCACCGGCAGCAGAAGAAGTCCCAGTCCCACCGGCACCCCCGTTTTCATCAGAGTTATTATCCCCACCAGACGCGGTAGCACTGCTACCAGAACCCCCCGAAGCAGAGTAAGAGGCGTTCGTGCGACCACCGCCACCACCACCGCCACCGGCAGCGTAGTAGTTAAGTGGTTCATCTTGACCCTGCCCGATTGCCGAAGAAGCAGCCCCACCGCCACCTCCGCCACCTCCGCCACCCCCATGGATAGCTCCGTTGTTGTCTACAATACACGGAACAGTGACACGAAGGGCACGTCCACCAGCGACACCGGCAGAGCCGTTATTTGAACTACTCGGAGCGGTAGCACTGCCACCAGAACCACCGGCACCACCACGACCAACAATAGTCCCGTCGTTGATTAGCGTGACACCATTAGGAAAGTCCCCAGAAACGGTGACAGCAGCAGTAGAATTGCCTTGGGTAGAACCCCTTATCTCACCCGTAATGGTAAAGACAAGTCGAGAGCTTCCATCCCAACCGTTAGCCAAGGCATAAGTTCTAACATCCAGATTACCAGCCTGAGTACCTCTGCTGACGTATTGAGTATAGAAGTCAGAGAAAGAGATCGCGCCACTTGAGATACCAACCAAGGCTCTAATGTCAGAGTCATTCAAGGAAGCAGTGGTGCCAGCAGAACCCCCAGCTTCGGTGTGGAGATCATCCATGTCAATTGCACCACTACTGGGAATTGGCATTCTTCAACTCCTCAACTTCTTTCTTCAACTCCTTGACAGCCTCGACAAGAAGACCAACAAGGTTCCCATAGCAAACCGTGTAATATCCATCATCACCCTCAAGAACAACTTCCGGTACAACTTCCATCACTTCTTGAGCAATAAGGCCGATGTTACGACGATCAAACCTTTCGTAAGACACACCCCTCAGCTTGGAGACTTTTTCGAGACCACCTTCAATTGTTTCAATGTTGTCTTTCAATCTTGCATCCGAGTACGCTGTGACGTTTCCGTAAGCATAAAAATCCCCGGTTGTCCTGCGAGAGTAAAACATATGCTGCGCCCCATCGTCATCGTAACAACGGAAAAGGTCTGAACTGGCGTAGAGTCTGATCAGAGCACCCGTATCCGTTTCACTAAGATAAATTCTGGGAGCAGTTCCGGACAAAGTTATATAACCAGTCGAAGCATCAAGAAGTATGTAGTTTCCTACTTGCAAGTCTCCACTCATCGTATCCCCGTTGACGTTGACAAAGTCGCTATAGTCAGACGTGGGGATGTAATTACTGAGAGAGCTTGTAGTTGCGTAGTTGGAAAGGGCACTAGTGACATAAGAAGTCGTAGCATACCCACGGGTGGTGACCCAGCTTTCAGTGGCATACCCGCTCAAAGCAGAAGAAGTGATATAGCCACGGGTGGTGACCCAGCTTTCTGTAGCATAACCTTGCCCTGTTACATAAGCGGTAGTAGCATAACCAGAGATCGTAACACCACTGATGCTACCACCAGTGATGGCCACGTTTCCTGCAGACTGGTATGCCATAGTGTTCAGGTTTAGGAGTGACTGAAGGCTCCCAAGGTCACTGACACCCGTGCCACCATAGGCAACCGAAAGTGGGGCAGACAGGCTGCTGACGGTGGCTCCAAGAAGGTTGCCAGAGAAAGTCCCAGTGGCAATGGTCACTCCGTCAATAGTCCCGCCATCAATATTCACCGTATCTGCACGGAGGTCATCAACGTAGGCAATGCCATCGATGTAGAGATCGCGAAACTCAAAGCCCGAAGAACCGAGATCATAAGCGTCATCAGTCGTAGGCAAAATGTGGGCAGAGGGGGAGATGTCCACACCACCACTGACAATCAGGTTCCCGTCTACAGTCAAGTTATCAAAAGTGCCATCAGCAGGGGTCACCCCGCCGATCACTGTTCCATTAATTGCACCACCGTCGATACCAACCGAAGTAGCCGTCAACGTAGTGAAGTCTGCTGCGGCAGGAGAAGTTCCTCCGATGACAACGTTGTCCAGCGTACCACTAGTCATGGTAACAGTATCGGCTTCAAGGTTGTCGATATAGGCAGTTCCATCGATGTAGAGGTCTTTCCACTCATACACCGGGGTACCAAGGTCATACACGTTGTCCGTCTTCGGACGGAGGGCAGACGAGGTAGCAACGGTATCCTGAGCAGGACCAATGACGGATACAGGACCACCCTCAGCAGCCGTGCCATCGTGGGTATGACCAGTCGTGGCATTGAACGCAGCCTCAACCGCATCATATTCACCATCCAAATCCGCTGCCCGGATGACGTTCCCAGTAGCGATGTTGTCAGGAGTATCATTTCTGATGTAGCCAGCCATGTTTAGTTCCTGTCGTGCAGCATGTATTCAATCAAGATCGTATCAAGAGCAAAGGGAGCTTGGTCTGCCTCGTTAAACGTATAGAGCAGGGAGTAGGTATAACCAGAACCAGTAACAGTGACAGGGAAGATAGAGATCAGCTTGTCACCAAAGTAACTGGAATCATAGACAGCGTTACCGTAAGTTGAACCCCCACCACTACCGGCGTTACTTAGTTCCCGAGACGAGGGTTGGATACCGCCCGGCTCGTCTTGGTCAAGTCGGGTAGCTAGGGTTCCTACAACTTCACCGGTGGTGTCAATGTGAGTAGTCACCCGGTAGAAACTTTTACGCATTGCCGGGTCATCAAAAGAAAAATAGGGAGAGTAGAAAGAAGCGTTGATCGTCACCCCGTCAAAGTCATTCCCATTCTCCATCTTGTAGACAAACCCAGTGTCATAGGCAAAGACAATTACCTCGTCGTCATCCACGTTGGAGTAGACAGAATCAGAGACGTAGACCTTCATCCCCTCAATCTGTCCCCACGCAATCCCCTCAGAAGTCTGGTCAGCAAACTGAGTCCCGATGAAGCCTTCCGCAGCAGAAGACTGGACAGCCTCAGAGTAACCAAAGATACGATACTGGTTTTTCTTTCTCACAACCATAGCTTCAAAGCTGGTGTTGTTGGTGAAGAAAGAAGTCATCTCGTCCTGAATGTTACGGGAGATCACGGCCAGACCAAAGTCACCAATTCGTTCCGTAGCAGTCAGCAGTCGCACACCGTCGATGTAGGCGAAGGCAATGTCACCCCCGACTTCCTGAATAGTGTCCGGCTGGGAGCAGCCCACGTTCTGAGTAATAGGGGCGAGAGCAAAATCCGTAGAACTAGAACCCGTCAGTCGGTAGATCGTGTTGGTAGAGAAAATGATCAACTGGTCACGGAAGACAATGACACCAGTGATTTCGTGGGGGAAGCTGATTACCCCCGCACCATTACCAGAGTCAAAATCATCGTCATCAAACGGGGCACTGAATGCAAGGCTGTTGTTCTTCGCAAAGAACATGTGCTCCTTGAAGTCCGTAACAAAGGTGGCAGATTGAACGTCGTTAGGAGCCTCTGTATAGACCGTATAGGCACCGCCAGCATACTTGATGGGGAAGTTCACCCCGTCCGCAGCAATCAGCGTAGGCGTACCGGAGTAGTCGTGACGAGCAAAGCGAACCTTGTCAGTGGGAAGGCTTCGTCCAGCGGACTTGAAAGTGATTTCAGCATTGTCAGAGGGGGTGGAGTCAAGGGCAGGGGTAATAGTAAGGGTGCAAGCCCCAGCCGTCACGGTGCCCACAGCAGTAATTGTGTAGAGTAGGTTCACCCCGGCAATATTGAAGGTGTCACCAATTCGGGGAGTAAGAGTCAGCCCGTCCACGTTAAGAGACGTACCACTCTGAGCACCCCCATCTACGAGGACTGTACCATACGCTGGAGCAGAGGTTATGCGGGTCCACGTAGACCCCCCGTCAGACCCCTCCCAGAGGTCCACACCCCTGCTTGCAATAGTCTTCCCTTCGAAGTAGGTGATGCCATTGATCACCTCGCTGTTGTTCCCAAAGGTCACTGCAGCTTGGTCAGCAGGGGAAGAAGCGAGTGACTGGTTTAGGGTGAGGGTGGCTGTGCGGTTAGTGGAATTGAAGCTCACCCCCGTAATTGTGTAGGTACCGGTAACCCCGGCAATCGTAATGGTGTCGTCTACCTGAGGCGTAACGTGGATGTCGGCAATGTTCAGAGAACTACCCGATTGGCTACCACCCTGAACCACAGGCTCCCCGTAGGGAGGAATATAGCCGGTGTTGAATTTCTCATAGCCAAGAATACGACGATAGCCACCCTCGACCGAAGGCTCAAAGTTGATAAGCTGGCGGGCAGACCCCGGTTCCATGATGCCCTGCTGAAGGGGGCTGTAGTTGGTAACCAACCCACCCCTGAGAGCTACAGGAAAAGTCTTCCAGCGAGAAGCCATTAAGTCAGCCTTTCATAAACACTTGCATTCGATTGTTGAACACGAGTATCCCGAATATATTCAAAACGGTTGATATAGATTGACCGCATATCTTTCAGACCCATATCGAACCTGTTGAAAGAGCGGTCAGCATTTTCAATATCCCCACGGAAGCTGTAAATGTAGAACATTGCACCATCAATAATTACATGACGGAAAGCTTGAGGAATTGTAGGAACATCAGTGTAGAGATTCAAGTCTACAGGAAGAAGGTAATATTCGTAGACAAGCTCGTAGGCTTGATCCGGGGAGGGGTAGACAAGGTATTCATTACCCGGTCCACGAATAATGAACTTGGGCATATCCCTGATACTGGTATTGGCAGTATTATATTCAGAGTCTGCATATTTATCCAGAAACTCTTCATAATCCATTTGCCAAAGTTTTTGAGTCGTGGTCCCGAAAGAAGAATTTCGCTTGACACGAAAGGTGTTATAGTCTACATGCTTTGCGTTGTTGGGAATGGGGTATCTTACTACCCCAGCAGTCAGAACATCTTCTTGTTGGACGTAATTGAAGGGCCAAGTAAATTTGTCTTGATTGATATAACGAATGGAAGAGTTAACAGCCTCTTTAGCCATGCTGTAATAACCTTCAGCAGAAGCAAAGTTGGAAGAAGTCAAAGGAACTTCGTTCACTCGACCATTAACATCATTCACAAGACCGAGAAAGCTGTAAGGCATTTACTTCTCCCTAATCGACAGTCGGATGGTTCTAGTAGCAATCAAGTTGCTGGCACCGAAAGTGATTTGGCAAACTACGTTATAAGTAGAGTTCAAAGTCCCATCGGCAATCTGAGCAGTGGCCACCGTATCGGTATTGCTAACCGCAGTAATGGTCAAACCGTTAACAGTCTCCGGTGCAGAGATGGTATTGTAGGTTCCATCAGTGTCTTCAATTTTCCATACGACACTAGAGATCGTATCGCTGCCCAAGAAACGGGACCAGTCTACGGAGTAGTCCAAGGTTTCATCCGGGTCTTTAGGTGGCCATTTTAAGCTCATATCAGTTCCTCTTTGTGGCGTATACCACCCTGTTTTCGTAATCAATCAATTGGGTGATGCTTGTGTCTTGCGCTTCAACAGTTGCAACTCTGTTCTCTTGCAAGACAAGTTGAACCACGTTTGACTCCGGGGCCTCAACGTGAATCACGCGGTGCTCGAAATCTACAAGGACTTGTGCTTCTGGATTGAGCGAACCGACATTAAATGCCCCAGAGACTGGTGCAATTCCGGTAAGACTAATTATACTCAAATTTATCGAAATGTCAAGTCCAATCGACATTTCGGGGGCAAATCCCTGCAAAATAATCTCTGCAGGGGCTGGTGTAGGCAGGGGTCCACCAACAGGAGCAAAGCCAGAGAAGGTAACACCACCAACTGGCACCTCTTCTCCTGCCCCAAATCTGCTTTGGGGAGCATAACCAACAACAGTAATTGCTCCAGCATCAACAGGGACAATGGTGTTGAAGAAGATATCACCAGCACCGTCTACCTCAACGGGGGTAATGGACACATCACCTGTTGCAAACACCGACTTCTTACCATTACCAGAAGCGGTAACAGCAGGGATCGTGATATCACCAGAGGCTGTTGCAGCCCTCTCAGCAACACTGGAGACTTCAGTGGCAGGGGTGGTAATTGCACCAATACCAAAGACTTCTTTTCCTGCACTACCGGAGACAGTGACAGGGGTAATCGCAACGTCACCATCGGCAATGATGGCCGGTTCAGCGACAATCTGGAACTCAACCCAAGTGACAATAGCCCTGTTGGCTGCACCCTTGGTGGCTGAACCAGAAGTGGTGACAGGGGAGATTGTTACGTCAGCACTTGTAGTCTTGATTTCCCTTTCTGCACTACCGGAAGCAGTAACAGGAGAAATCGTAATGACACCAGAGCCAACAACTCCCTTGTTACCAGAACCAGAAACGGTGACAGGAGAAGTGGTAATCGAGTCAGAGATAACCTGACCCTTGGATGCAGAGCCACTAACCTCTGTGACAGGGGTAACAATACTTGCAGTAGAGGTTACTTCACGTTCAGCAGAACCGGAGGCAGTAATAGCTCCGGTGGTGATGTTGCCAGAAGAAGTAACCTCTCCGGCAGTGCTAACAAGAGAGTCAATAGTGACCGCGCCAAGAGTAATGTTAGCGCTTTCACTAACAACTTCTTTTTCTGCCAAACCGTTAGTTGCAACAGGGGCAATGCTGACAGCACCACTTGCAACTCTGGTGATCTCACCTGCACCACTAACCGCAGTGGGAGAAACAGAAATAGCACCCGAGGCAGCTTTGCCAAGAGTGCCAAAAACCTCGACGGCTCCGGTGGTAATAGCACCAGACCCAGTAATGACTCTTTCCGCAGACCCCGTAACAGTCGGTGGTCCGGTAGTCATGTCCCCAGAAGACGTTAGCTGCCTTTCAGCAACACCAACAACTTGGGCCGTAGGCAGGTCAACAGAACCCTCGCCAACGACCTCGTTTTCTGCTTCACCACCAATCTCGACTGGGGTAATGGTAATAGCTCCGGAGCCAGTAATGGCACGAGAGCCACTACCAGAGGCAGTTGTAGCTGCTGTAGTAATAGAACCGGTAGCTTCATGCTCAAGGCTAGCCTCTGGCCAGTAGCTAAACTCTACCCAAGTTACAATAGCCCTGTTGGGGGCGACTTTATCAGCAGAGCCACTAACTTCGGCAGAAGAAGCGACTATACTTGCGCTGCTGCTAGTGATGCTTCTTTCTGCTGCACCGGAAACAGTTACCGCAGAGAAGGAAGAAGAACCATCCGTAGCAGTGTGCTCGGTTGTAGTGGCCGTAAGGGTGTCAAGATTGATGCCCCAAAAGCCAGTCCAACCGGCAATGGTATCAACTGTGCCACCCTCACCGCCAGAGATTTTGCCAGCATCAACGCCAAGGTCATCACCGGTGCTACCGGCAACAAAGCTCATTAGGTTGGCAGACCAACCCCAAGTATCAGTTGTACCTTGGTCACCGCGACTGTAATCACCGGCAACGGAGTAAGTTTCACCCGTGCCGTTGACTGTGAACTCTGCGTAACCAGTGTAGCGGGCACTACTGCTGGAGGCATAACCACCACTAACGTTAGCACCGAGGAGAACATCTGCATCGGTTTCAAGGTTGATAGCGGTATTGGAAGTTTTGGTGAAGCTAGAGCTATCGTTAAAGTCAACAACGTCAGCAACTTGAATATCAACCCTAGCGCCAGCAGTATCAATATCTTGTTGAGTATTACTTACAGACCTAAAAACCTCTGCACTGTCGTTAAGCTCAAGAACAACAAACGAGTGCTGGGCTTCCGTAGAGCCGGTTCCAACGTCAGAGTCGGCACCAGTCTGCGGCCAAGTCCCGAGAGCTTCCCCAGTAAAGACGACATTAGAAAGAGCCAGATCAGCAGTAGATGTCTCAACAATGGTGGTGTACATATCACCAGCCATGCTGTTGGAAGAGTCTCTGACATAGCTGTAAGCACGAACGTCATTTTCAAGAGACCCCCCAACGGCAAGACCATGCCAACGCTGGGTTCTTGAGCCAAAGGAAGTATGCCACCACTGGCTACCAAGCACAAGGTACCTTTTGTTGTCCCCTTTGATGGTGACAACGCCAGAAGAAATCTCAATCGCAGCGGTGTTGCTCTGGTCTTCGGTAGTCCAAGATGTAATAGTGTTGGGCGTTGTGCCACCAGCCACAGTAGCGTCAGTGCTGCTATAAATGCCGTGGTTGGAGTAGTAAAGAGGGATAACTTGGAGTTGAGACCTTACCGTTCCACCGGTGGGAGAATCCGAGTCCCTTCTCCACTGGAATTGAATTGTAGCAGAGGCAGAGGGGTTGTCGATAAATGCCCAAGTACGGACATAGGCTCTATCTTCTGAAGCATCTCGGTTGTAGCCACTGGAGACCCCAGAAACAAAAGTACCCGTTCCCCCGGTTTGTTCAAATCTGGCTACCGGGTTGTGACGGCCACTGCTGGCGTCCTCAAACTCGTATGCACCAATAACAAGATACCCATCTGCCAAGTCACTGGACGGAAGGGTTAAAGTGGAGGTAGAGGAGTTGAAAGAGTAAGCAGCGCTATCGTTTCTAGTAGCTGTACCAGAAAACAAACCGTTTGGTGCTGCCCAAGACGTAGTGGGCAGGAGACTAGTTGTACCGCCCCTCCATTCGCCAAGAACAGCCATCAGACCTCATCCGCTTCAAACTCTATGTGTAGATCATCATAGTCCGTGATGCTTGCTACTTCAGGTGCAGTAAGTGTTTGTTCACTTTCCGCAATGGTAGTGGAGATGTCGTTGTGAGTCCACGTAGCAATAGTCGTAGAAGCACCTTGGACCAACCTCACGGTGAGATTTACCGTGGAGTCATTCGTTGCCTTCCTGTAACGATACCTGATCCTGTGGGGCATATCGGTTTGGACGTTGGTAGCAGGGTTGCTAAGCGCAATCTTCGTCACGCTTGCAGAAGGAGAGGCTTCACTCTGGATGTAATCAGAGTCGTTCGCACTTACTTCATCGATAGCTTCAAACAGGTTGGTCGTCGCACCAGTGTTGGTCGTCCAAGAACCCACAGTGGTGTCTGCATTGGGGCGAAGATAGGCAAGCTGACCAAGACCGGCAGTAGCTTGGGTTGTAATACCCGCAAAAGAAAAGGCACCGGAAGCCGTGAGTACACGCTCCGCAGTGCCAGAAACAGTGACTGGAGTAAGGGATACGATCCCGCTTTCTGTGTTAATAGAGCGCTCTGCACTACCGGAGACAGTGACAGCAGCAAAAGAAGAAGAGCCGTCCGTGGCAGTATGCTCAGTAGCAGAGTCTTCCACGAAGA